TCCATTTGGCTCAGAATATCGTTCTGCTGCTGGAGTTGCTTATGCTGCCAACGGTTGTTATTACACTCGCGAAAAGCAGGGCTTTCTTCCTGCTTTGATGGAGAAAATGTACAACGACCGAGTTGGTTACAAGAAGAAAATGATTGAAGCTAAGAAACGTTATGAGGAAACTAAAAGCGAAGAAGATTCTAAGTTGGTTGCGCGTTACCACAACATGCAGCTGGCCAAGAAAATTCAGCTGAACTCTGCTTATGGTGCCTTGGGTAACCAGTATTTCCGTTGGTTCAATCATAACCACGCGGAAGCTATCACTATGTCCGGCCAGCTGTCTATTCGTTGGATTGGCGATAAGATGAACACCTTTATGAACAAGGTGTTGAGTACAAAGGACGTTGACTATGTGATTGCTTCCGACACTGATTCAATCTATGTAACAATGGAGGAGTTGGTCAAGCATCTTAACATTGACGACGATCGCTTTATCGTAGGAGCTATTGACGCTTTCTGTGAGCATAAGGTTCAGCCTTACATGGACAAGTGCTATCAGGAACTGGCTGATATGATGAATGCATATCAGCAGAAAATGTTCATGAAGCGCGAAACGATTGCCAACAAGGGCATCTGGCGCGGTAAAAAAATGTACATTCTCAATGCTTGGAACGTTGAAGGTGTGCAGTATGATAAGCCAAAGCTGAAGATGTCTGGTATTGAAGCTGTTCGTTCTTCAACTCCGCATGCTTGTCGTGAAAACATTAAGAAAGCGTTCGAGATTGTAATGAACGGAACACAGTCTGACTTGATCAAGTTTGTTGAAGAGTTCAGAACTAAGTTCATGGGCTTGCCTTTCGAGCAGGTAGCGTTTCCTCGCGGTGTCAAGGGTATGACCAAGTATGCTGATGCTTCTACGATTTATAGATCTGGTACACCTATCCAAGTAAAGGGTGCTTTGTTGTTCAACCATATGCTGAAAATCAAGGGTGTGAAGAACATTCCTCCCATTCAGGATGGTGATAAAATTCGATTTGCTTATCTAAAGGTTCCCAACCCTGTTAACGACACAGTGATTGCAACACCTGATGAACTGCCAGACGAATTTGGACTAGATAAGTACATTGATCGTGAACTACAATTTGATAAGTCGTTCCTTGAACCTCTTCGTTCGATTACAAGTGTAATAGGATGGGAGGCTGAACAAAGAGCAACGTTGGAGGATTTCTTTGGCTAAGTATGATTATGGCGGAGGTTGTCCTTGTGGATTAGAACGTGAGTGTCCTCCTGGATGTCAGCATTATGTACATCCTCCTTTAAGAGAAACTGTAAAGGTAAATAAAATGAAACTGAATGAAGATGACGATTTTGGTTTTACATTTGCTGACTCGACAGAGATACAAGCAAAGGTAACTACCACAGAAGATAAGTTGCAGGGATTGCGTAAGATGATTATGCCGCTCCTAAACAACTTGATGAAGAATCCTGAAAAGGATACTATACTATGGCCAGACCGTGAAAAGAAAATCAAGGCGTTCATAAAGAAAATGGACGATTATATTAACACTTGACTTTATACTAATATACTGTTATACTAAGCATATATTCATACGGAGATATACATGTCATTAAGAGATAAACTACTCAAAAACAGCACGATTGATCTGACCGACACTCTTGCAAACAGCAAAATCTTCACCAAGAAGGATATGGTTCCTACCTCGGTGCCCATGATTAACGTGGCACTATCTGGTAGCGTTGACGGCGGGATTACCCCCGGACTTACCATGCTTGCTGGACCTTCCAAGCACTTCAAGACAGGCTTTGCCCTGCTTCTTGCTTCAGCATTCCTAAAGAAGTACAAGGATGGTATCATCCTATTCTATGACTCTGAGTTTGGTACGCCTCAGAATTACTTCAAAACATTTAAGATTCCTTTTGATCAGGTTGTTCATACTCCTATTACGGACGTTGAAGAACTCAAGTTCGACATTATGAAGCAGCTGAAGGAACTTGGTCGTGACGATCACGTCATGATTGTTATTGACTCTATCGGCAATCTTGCTTCTAAGAAGGAAGTTGAAGACGCACTCGACCAAAAGTCAGTGGCAGATATGAGCCGTGCAAAGCAGCTGAAGTCGCTGTTCCGTATGGTTACACCACACTTGTCGCTCAAGGATATCCCGATGGTTGTGATCAATCACACCTACAAGGAAATCGGATTGTATCCCAAGGATATCGTTGGTGGTGGTACTGGTTCTTACTATGGTTCTGACAATATCTGGATCCTTGGTCGTCAACAGGATAAGGACGCTGAAGGTATCAATGGCTATCACTTTGTGATCAACATTGAGAAGAGCCGCTACGTTAAGGAAAAGTCTAAGATTCCGATTACAGTTGCCTTCGAAGGTGGTATCAATCGTTGGTCAGGACTTCTTGATGTGGCTCTTGAGGGTAACTATATCGCCAAGCCCAAGGCGGGTTGGTATGCAGTAGTTGACCGTTCAACTGGTGAGTTAGTTGCTCCGAATATGCGAGCATCTGACATTGTTGATAACAAGGAATTCTGGGCTAGGATGTTTAAGGAAACTGACTTCACTCAACACATTGAAAAGAAATACAAGATGGGCGTTGGTGATATTATGCACGAGGAAGAGGAGATTGGAGAACCCGATGAATAAAATTGTTATCTCTGAATATTTTAGCGATGACGACAAAAGAAAGTCAGTGGTTTGTTTGATAAACGATAGGTATATCATTGACTTTTATCAGGATGGGGCTTATAATCACACTACAATGCATGGCTCAAGCAGCCTCAGTCAAGTAGAATCTATGGCTGAAGATTATGTGCTCGATAAAGCCTGTAAATTTTCCAGACGCAAATGAGGTATAAATGGCTCTTGAACAAGTTATCTTCAGTAACCTCGTATTCAACGAGGAGTACGCCCGTAAGGTAATCCCATTCCTTAAGGAAGAATACTTTTCAGATTACTCTGACAAGGTCATTTATAATTTAATTGATGCTTATGTGAAGCAGTACAATGCGTTTCCTTCGGTCGATGCATTGGCTATTGATTTGACAAACAAGGGAGGCATCAGCGATGATGCCTTCAAAAAGTGTAAAGAGGTTATACAATCTCTAAGCAAAGACGAAGAAACTAAGCTTGATTGGTTGCTTGACAAGACCGAAACTTTCTGTCAGGAGAAGGCGGTTTATAATGCGATCATGAAGTCGATCGAGATTATCGACGACAGAACTGGCAACCTCACCAAGGGTGCTATCCCTCAACTTCTTACAGATGCGCTAGGAGTATCATTTGACGCTCATATTGGTCACGACTTTATCCTTGATGCTGATGCTCGTTTCGAGTTCTATCACACAAAGGAAGCTCGCACCCCGTTCGATCTCGAGTACTTCAACAAGATCACGCAGGGTGGTATACCCAAGAAAACTCTAAACATTATCCTTGCAGGCACTGGTGTTGGTAAGTCGTTGGCGATGTGTCACTTCGCAGCCGCTAATATGGTTGCTGGTCTGAACGTTTTGTACATCACGATGGAAATGGCTGAAGAGCGTATCGCTGAACGTATTGACGCAAACCTTCTTGACGTTACATTGGACGATCTTAAGCTTATCCCAAAGGATGCTTATGATAAGAAAATGGAGCGGCTGAAGGCACGTGTGAAGGGTAAGTTGGTCATCAAGGAATATCCGACTGCTTGCGCTGGTTCAGCTAACTTCCGTCATCTTCTTAACGAGTTGAAGATTAAGAAGAACTTTGTTCCTGACATTATCTACATCGACTATCTTAACATCTGTATGTCATCAAGGATCAAAAATGGAGCCAACGTCAATTCTTATACCCTTGTCAAAGCCATCGCAGAAGAGTTACGAGGGCTGGCAGTTGAAAACAACGTTCCTATCGTCAGCGCGACTCAAACAACTCGAAGCGGATATTCGAACAGCGACGTGGGACTGGAGGATACATCAGAATCCTTTGGACTCCCAGCCACAGCTGATTTTATGTTTGCACTTACCACATCAGAAGAGTTGGAAGAACTCGGCCAGATTATGGTTAAGCAGCTTAAGAATCGATACAATGATCCCAGCGTTAATCGTCGGTTTGTTCTTGGGGTTGATCGTAGCAAAATGCGTCTCTATGATGTAGAGCAGTCTGCTCAGGAGGATATTATGGACGGACCTGTTATGGACAAAACTGAGTTTGGTCAGCAGGATTATGAACGTAATCGAAAGAAACCTAAGTTTGACAAAGCGAAGTTTGAGGGATTTAAGTAATGGCAAGATCGCAGTTTCACTTTCATAACCACAACATTCGTTCAGATACTCGCGTAACTGAATATAGAGCGCCGACTGACGAAAGCGTTCGCCTTCTTAAGGAAATGGAGTCGGAAGCCAAGCAGAAAATCGTTGACTCGATCACGGTAAACAACACTGAGTTTGAGTGTAACATTCAGTCTGAAATCGACGGTTTGAACGACAAGACGACTTATTGCGTCACATACCGTATGAATGGTAAGAAGAGCCGACTGTACGTTGATATTCCTAACTGGAAAAGACCAACGGATGTTGAGGTGATGATTAAGGTTCGCGATGAGTTGGCTAAGGATATCGCCAGCACCATGATTGATAGCGCACTTCGTAATGCTGAAACCAGAGGAGTTTTCTTTGACAAGTTTAAATCGGTATCATAAAGACGGAACACTACCACAGAACGGTGAAGTGTTTGTGTTTGGTGCTAATCTAGCCGGAATACATGGAGCTGGTGCTGCTAAGGTAGCACTTGAAAAGTTTGGTGCTGAGATGGGAAAGTTCGGACTGGTTGGTAAGTCATGGGGTATTCCAACTAAAGGAAACTTCATGAATGTGTTACCGCTAGATAACATAAGCGTGAGTGTTAATATTTTTGTGACTGTGACCAACACTAAAGCGTTTGAGAATACACAGTGGTTCGTGACCCGTGTTGGTTGCGGTCTTGCTGGGTACAAGGACGAAGACATTGCGCCCATGTTCAAAGGTGCTAAAAACTGTTCTTTTGCTGAAACTTGGAAACCTTATCTGGAGAATGAAAATGGCGTTTGATTACAAGCTTGTCGAAAATAACGGCGTTCACTGTGTTTGGGAAGTTCCGACCGAACAAACGGTCAAGACCTTCTCGGACCAGAAGGAAGCCAAGAAGTTCATGCGTCACCTTAACCTTGGTGGTGGTTTTAGTGGTTGGACTCCAACTTTTTTTCTGCTGCCAGTAGAAATTAAACAAAAATAATGCTAAATAAGAGCACGAAGATATGTTTAGTACGCCCAGCGTACAGCGGCACAGAGGATTGAACAAATCGCAATTCACAAGGAATAGTCGGGAGCTCGGTGGGGTTCCGCCCGACATACATGTCTTTTTGCTTATCGGGCGGGTGTAACAACCCGCCTTTTT